AGGGTTCGTCCCAGCAGTATACGACCCATCAGAGAACATATACATTAGTCCGGGTGTTGGCGCTGTTACGATAGTCGCTAATGACTGGGATGATTATGTTGGCACATGGGACGCAGCAACTAGCACTTGGGACAGCATAGGGTATGAGCCTCATGCAAGTCAGACTTTTAGTTTTGATATCGCTACAGGAGTTTTAACATTGATACCTCTTGAACCAATCAGAGCCGAAAAGGCACCAAAATTCTTACCTACAATATATATAACATGACAAAATCAACTGAATATTCATGGGCTGAGTTAGTAAAGAAAGTGGACCCTGCTCATAGCGATCCAAAACCATCGTACACTTTTAATGGAAAACAGTTCTATAGCCCCAAGAAGAAGAGAAATGATAGAAGTAGAAAGAGCTGAGCAGTTTAAGTTAGGCGATCATTTGAAAGCAAAGAATGTAGCCGACGTGCTAGAAAAAAAATACCCAGGATGGCTTTGGGCCGTTCATGTGGATCATGGTATTGTTACTGTAAAATCTATGTTATTGTCAGGTAACTGGGGATTTGTCTTGCATGAAGATAAAATAGATAATGATTATAAATCTGTCATGAAGGCTGGTGGAGAAATACTTGAAAGATATAATCAGAATAGAGGAAGATTTAATAATACTAAATATAATGATTTAACTATGAATAGTAAAGGACAGCTAAACGGGGATCTGAAGTAATGTCATTAGTGAACCCTCAGCCCCCATTAGAAAATGCAGATGATACATCAATAGAAAAAGATAATGATGTTGGGGAATTTTGGTTAAGGATAGCAAGGCAGTCTTATGAAAGTTCTTCTGAATGGGTAGATGCTAACTTACGGTATCAATGGGAAAAAAGTTTATCTCTTTTTAATAGCAAGCATCCTTCTGGATCCAAGTATCATTCATCAGCTTATGATAAAAGATCTAAGCTATTTAGACCAAAGACAAGGATGGCTGTAAGAAATCTTCAGGCTGCTATGGCTATAGCTTTTTTCTCTAATGAGGATGTAGTTAGTATACAACCTAGAAATCCTAATGAGCCGCAGCAAGCAGCTGCTGCTATAGTTGCTCAATCATTAATTCAGTATAGATTAACAAATACTATACCATGGTTTCAAACTATGTCTTCTGCATTGCAAGATGCGGCTGTTCAGGGAGTTTGCGTTTCTCATCAGTATTGGGATTTTGAGGAACAGGAACAAACATATACAGAAGTTGATGATAATAATAATCCGCTTATCGACGGTGAAGGCAATTCTACACAGATAAAACAAAAAACTGCATTGCTTGACAGACCGGCAATTGAGTTGATTTCTCCAGAAAATTTTAGAATTGATCCTGCATCTGATTGGGCTGATCCGGTTGGATCGACACCATATATAATACATTTAATTCCTATGTATGTTCAAGATGTTTTAGAAAAAATGGAAAATGGTGAATGGAATAAATTAACTGTAGAACAATTGCTTTCTACATCTACGTCTGAAGATGATAATACAACCAGATTAGTAAGGGATGAGCCAAGAATGGATCCCTTAGATACTGATGCTGGATTTGGTGAGATACAAGACCATAAAATAGTATGGGTGCATAAAGTAATAATTAATAAAGAAGGAACTGATTGGTGTTACTTTACGGCAGGTGTAGATTATATGCTTACCGAGTCCAAACCGTTACGTGAAATGTTTCCTTGGTTGAGGCCCGGAGAAAGGCCGTATGTTATGGGAGCTATAAATCTCGAAGCTCATAAGCTTTATCCGTCTGGAACCGTTGAGATGACTCAAGAGCTTCAGGCAGCAGCAAATGATATATGGAATCAAAGATTTGATAATGTTCGTCTTGCAATGAACAAAAGGTACCATATACGTAGAGATAGGAATATAGATCTTGATGCTTTATTTAGGTCGGTTCCTGGCGGTGCAGTTGAAATGGATGACCCAGATACTGATGTAAGGGTTATAGAGACTAGGGATGTGACTGCATCAGCTTATGCAGAACAAGATAGAATAAATATGGATTTTGATGAGTTGCAAGGTAACTTTTCAACATCTACGGTTCAAGGATCGAGAAACTTAAACGAGACTGTTGGGGGTATGGCTCTTCTAGCTGGCAATAGCAGCACAATTACTGAGTATTCTTTACGAACATTTTCTGAAACATGGGTTGAAAGAGTTTTAAAACAAATTGTAAGGTTAGAACAGTATTATGAAACAGATGAGGTAGTTTTGGCTGTTGCTGGTGAAATGGCGGCAAGTAAGTTAGGGTTTAAGATTGATGATAATTTGGATAGCCTATTAAGAGAGGAGGTTTTATTAAAGGTAAATGTTGGTTTAAATGCTACTAATCCACTGACCAAAGTTCAGAATTTAATGGCTGCTATTGCTACATTATCTAATATACCAGGAGTTGCAGAGAGGTTGAATTTGCCAGAGATAGCAAAAGAAGTTTTTGGTCAGTTGGGATTTAAAGATGGGTCTAGGTTTGTATCATTTAAAGAAGATCCTAGACTAGAACAACTCAATAAACAGTTGCAAGAGTTGCAAGCCATATTAGAATCTGACCAACATAAGATACAGGGAAGGATGCGAGTAGAGCAAATGAAGCAAGAGGTTAATTTACAGACTGCTTCAATGAAGTCTGCTACTGATCTAAGGATAGCGCAGATAAAAGCACAGCTTGAGTACATAGACTTGCAACTTAAAAAAGTGGATGTAAAAACAAGAAAGGATGAATTAATACTACAGAGAGAGGCCCTTATAAATCAGATAGCAGATCAAGAGATTGAACGCCAAGCAGAAATAGCAGAAAATGCTATTGATGGAGCGGAGATGACCCAAGAGGGTCCTGTTGGTGTTATGGCTAGAGATGATTATAATATGGTACCTTATGCTGTAGGATAAAATATGGAATATTATGACCCTAATGAAATAGGCATAGATGACCTAGTAAAAAGAATGCGGATTGGGGAGAAAACAAAAGAGTTTATTTCTACCCCAACCGGAAAGGCTATAGTCTCTCGCGCAGTTAAAGATTATAGATCAGGAATACGTGAACTGCAAAAGATGTCAATTGATGAATGGAATGGCTCCCAAGATCAGGAGCTTTCTAAATATCGCGGAATCTCTAACAATCTCGCTACCCCTTTGAAGATGCTAAGATGGTTAGATGGTGTAATTGCGGATGGTGATAATGCTGAGGCTCTTGCGAAACATAAAGGATCCAGTCATTTAGAACCATAGGAGAAAAAGATGGCAGAAGAAAACGCTACCCTTGTAGAGGATGCGCCAGAAGAAGTTGCGAATAAGGATATTGAAGTAGCTGATAGTTCAGAAAATAAAGCTCCCAGTCCTAGAGATATTGCAATGGACGCTATTATTGCAAATAGAAGGGAAGAAATATCAGAAGAGATAGGAGAGGAATTAGAAAATGTTATAGAAAGACCTTCTCTAGAAACTGAAAGTAACGATTCACCATTAAATTACGATGGAGATAAATGGGTTGCTACTATAAAGGTTGATGGGCAAGAGCTTAATGTACCATTTGATGATTTAAAATCCTCTCATCAAAAAGATAAGGCTTCGCAAAAAAGATTTGAAGAAGCCTCAAAACTCTCAAGGGAATTAAAACTAAGAGAGCAACAACTTAACTCTTATGTAAAACATTTACATGAGAGTCAACAGCAGACGCCATCTTTGGACGCATCTGCACGAAGTCCTGATGTAGCTAATGTTATAGAGCAATATCATGAGGCTTTATATGATGATGATTCTGAGAAAGCTGCAGAATTATTAAAGACCTTGACAAATGGGCGCGGTGAAGCTACCCAGAATGTGGAAGAGGTTGTTAATCAGGCTCTGGAAAGGGCTATTGCTGGTAAACAAGCCGAGGAAGAGCGTGTAGTTCAGGCGAAGTATAATGTAGACTTAGACACTGCTGTTGATTGGTTCAATGACAATAATAAGGATATTGCAGAAACTCCAGAATTACGTGCTGTAGCTGATAATAAGACGGTCACCCTAATGCAGGAGCATCCTGATTGGGCACCTAAACAAATTATAGAAGCGGCGGTTGAGTATACTAGAGAATGGTTTGGTAATTTTACTAATCCAAAAGATGCTAGGGCAGATCGCAAGAAAAGTATTGTGAAACACCCTAGGGCAGCTAGCGCTGCGTCTTCTTCTAATGATAAAGATATGGAGCAACAAACTCCAGCTCAGATTATTGACGAAATGAGAAGGCAGCGTGGGCAATTATAATTAACAGGAGGTTGTAATTATGGCAGGACAAGTATGGTCGGTCAGCACTTCCGGTGGTTATATGTACGCCGACAACTTAAGCCGACAACTGCGTATGGCTGTTCAGCCTATCGTCAAGTTCAGGCAGTTTTGTGATGTTAAAGATGCAGCTCATCAAGGGCTACATCGAGGCGATACATTCCATTGGAACGTGTACAGTGATGTTTCTACGCAAGGAACAACGCTTACCGAAACTAATACAATTCCAGAAACTTCATTTACGATTTCTCAGGGAACAATGACCATTACAGAGTCGGGTAACTCCGTCCCATGGACTGGTAAATTGGATGATCTCTCTGAGCAACCGGTGTCTGAGGTAGTAAGAAAAGTATTAAAAACTGATGCGAAAAAGGCGTTTGACAATCTTGCGGCGACTCAATTTAATGCCGCTGCATTGCGTGTTGTTCCTACTGGTGGTAACTCTACTACGGCGTTAGATTTAACGACCAATGGTACTGCCACTGAGTCGAACAATATAGCAATGGGTAGTGCACATGTCAAACTTATTGTTGATACAATGAAAGAGCGTAATATTCCCGCCTATACTGGCGATGATTATTATGCAATTGCATGGCCATCAACTTTTAGGGCGTTAAAGAATGATCTGGAATCTATCAAGCAGTATATTGACCAAGGTTTCCAAATGATCATGAATGGCGAAATCGGTCGTTATGATGGTGTTCGTTTTGTTGAGCAAACCCATAAAGCGAAGTATAGTATTGGAACCACAGCTGGTACTACGTGGCCCAATGGTCTATCCGATTGGTGCGTTTACTTTGGCGAAGATACGGTAGCGGAAGCTGTTGCTGTTCCTGAAGAGATTCGCGGGAAAATTCCTGGGGATTTCGGTAGGGATCGTGGCATTGCCTGGTATTATCTAGGTGGTTTTGGTATCGTTCACACACAAGCTGCTCAGTCACGAATCGTGATCTGGGATAGTGCGGTATCATAAGGGAGAATTATTATGAGTTATTCAAATCCAGTTTTCCTGCCGCTCGCTTTCGGTAATCATGACTTTGGTGCTGGCGGAGAAGGCTTTACTTTTCGTGGACCTAGTGGTAAGCAGGGTACATTGAAAGAAATAGAGGTTAATGCTACTGAAGTTTTTAGCAATACAACCTTAGAGGGCAGAATCGATTTAGGTTCTTCCGCTACTGGCGCTCAGTATGCTACTTTCGGTTTAGGGGTTACGGCAGATGCTGCCACAGCCCGCATGACTGATACGGCTGCTGATTTAGTTTTAGCGGCACTTCCTGCTGACACTGATATTCATGTGACTTACGTAGCTCCTACTGGTGGAACACCCACCGGAAAGGGTTATGTAGAAGTTATGGTAGAATGGTACTAGGAGGAAATTATGGCAGAAAAACATACGGGACAGGGTAAAGTTCCTGAGAATGGAATGTCTTTTTTGGAAAAGGCTACTGAAGACCCCAAGCAATTGGCGTTAGATAGTCACGGCCCAAATCAGATGCCCATTGGTGTTGTGCATAAGAGCATTTCTACTGATCGTGGGAAGTTCGAGTTTTCATAACATATGTGGTGATAGGGGGGAGAAATCCCCCCTTGATCCTTGGAGAGTATAATGGCGCGTAAAATGTTGGATGAAATTACAGACTACATGGGCGGCTCTTTGCAAACCTCAGAAGAGGGGTATGGATATACGGAGCCGAAGCAGAAAGGATATACCAGTGGTGGTCAATTGTTTCCTCCTGAAGGCAGGGCAATAGAATACCGCAATTCACAATTCAGAACCAATAATGAAGTTAGGGTGAACGGTGGTATGGTATATAGTAAAATGAATTTTTTTGGATGGGCTGACTAAAAAAGAATAGAGGGGCTGATTTGAGGGT